ACCCATGGACCTTTAGGTTGTTTACTACCCTTTGGTTTTTTCTTTGTACCAAACCAAACACCTAAATCTTCATTAGTATCTTTTTTTGATTCATTTACACTATCCACTTGATAATCTGGTTTATACATTTTAAATGGTGCGTAAGCATATTCATCATCACCTTCATCAGGAGCATCTTGTCTATAATCCTTATCTCTAATATGTTTAGCATTTTTTTCTTTTTTAGAAATTTCTTTTTTAGATTTTTTAACATGACCATCTAAAGAATCGTAATTTATTTCAGCATCAACATAGTCAGATACAGGTTCAATAAATGGCTTTAAATTTTCATCAAACCATTTTCTAATTCCTGGTCTAATCGGAGGCTTATATGTACCACCAACAGTAGATGTAGTTGATGCTTCATTTAAATATTTCTCATATTCAGTTAGTTTTTTAAGAATTTCTAAAATCAAAAAAATTGTTTATATTTACATAAATATCTAATACTATGGAACATTCAGAAGAAGACAAATTAAAATCAGAAATTTTAAATGAATTAAACAATTTAAATGATGGAGGTATCCTATTTAATTCTATTGAATATAAATCATCAGATGGTTTAAATGATTTTATCTCTAATTTAACTGATGAACAGGCGAAATTATGTTTAATTGAATCCGTTAAATATTCATTCTTAAAGGGAGTGTATTCATTAGAAGAATCTGAAGTATTATCAAAATCAATTAGAGTTTTATCCAAATAAAAAAAGGTCAGATTTCTCTGACCTTTTTTATTATCTATTAAGATAAGATTATCTTAATTCATTCAAATCGAATGTACGAACACCATCAACGATGATACGACCATAGAAGCGATTGTTCACCATCTTCTTCGCATATCTTGTCATGATACCCTTGATAGGAGTAAAGTTGAATGGGTTATACATTGTTGGAGTTAATTGTAACGGTACGTATGGAGCGTAGATGTAACCAGTATCCAATAAAGAAGTACCTTTATGACCAATCAACACAGTGTTAGCTGGGAAGTATGGGTCACGGTATACTTGATAACGACCACTTAATGTACCAACTCTCTCGATACCCATGTTGAATTGGTCCTGCTCAGGAGCCGCATTTGATACGTGGAAGTATTCCAAGTCATCAAAGATTGCACTGATTTCAGAAGATACAACAATCCAGTTAGCTCCACCTCTTAAAGTAGACTTGTGGATTTGAGCTGAAATTTGGTTGATTGCAGTAATCAACGTTTGGTTCCAGTCCTTTTGAGTGTAAGGAGTTGATTGGTTGTTCAGACGCTTCCATCCGTTGTAATCCCAACGTAATGTCCACGCTGCACCTTTACGTAAGTCACGTAAGATTTCACGGTCAATTTCAGCCGCCACTTGTTCAGATAATAAAGCTGTTAATTCAGCTTCAGCATCGATGTTGTGGAACGCTGCAACGTCTTGTGCCATTTCTGGAGACCATTGTGCTCTTAATTTTCTTTCTGTAACAGATACAGTTACTGACTCAAGGTCAAAAGAAACTTCACCAATTTTATCTTCAAATTCTAACTCTTCGTAACGTCTCCAAGCTGCTTGGATGTTAGTATTAGCAGAAGAACCACTCCATTGTGTAGCAGTTAATGTTGCTCCAGAATATCCATCAGGAGTTGACTGTCCACAAGCAATACATGCCGGAACTTGAGTGTCAATCTCTAAATAGATATAACCTTGTGTATTACACACGTTATCATAGTAACCACCATTACCTTGAGTTGTACTTGCGAAAGTACTACCAAAAGCCGCTTGAGTACTAGTGTAGTTTGGCCCGTATATTGATTGACCATACTTTTGAGTTACAACACGGTATAAAAGTGGTGTATATGTATTAGTACCTAAGTTAGACGCAACAGTTGCGTTATTAGTATAAAGAACTAAGTTAGATAAGAAAGATTCAGTATCTTGTTCTTGTCCGTCAGGTCCAATTAACTTACCATTACCTGCAGAAGTTAAACCTGAAAGTGCTACAATAATTTTTCTAAATTCAGTGTTAGAACCACCTTGTACAGTGTAACCTGAAGGAATTAATGCTCCGTCAGACCAAGCAACTGTTGGACATGAACCTGTTAGTGTTACAAAACGTCCTTTAGAATAATCAAATAAACCTGCTGGGTTAAGACCTGGCTCAGTTCCTTCGTAGAATAAATCATAAAGGTTTTTCGCGTAAGTTGGGTTGTTTGCACTTCCTGTACCAGTAGCGTAACCTGCATTTGGGTCACCAGGATAGTTTCCAGGAGAGCCTACAGGCGCGTAATGGTCACCTGAAGTAACGTTTAATCCGTTGATTGCAGAACCACCAGAATAACCTTGGATTTGTGGTACGAAGTAGAACAATTTACCGATTGGTAAGTTCATAGCTTGTACAGAAACGATTTCGTTAGACAATAATTTAGAGAACACACGTCTGATGATAGGGAATACCACAGTCTCGAATGAACCTGAATCTGCCGTAGAAGATGCTTCGTTAATCAAATGTGACGCTTGGTTTTCATACAATTGTGCAACATTTTCTTTTAGGTGGCCTTTAAGACCTTCAAGGAACCCTAATTTGTCCCATTTGTTTACTGTGTCTTCTTTGATAACTTTCAAGTGCTTAAGACCGATGTTACCAACTAATCCACTTTCTAATAATGCTCCCATTTTTTATAGGTTTTTTATTTTTAAGTTTATTTTATTATTTTTGACATAATGTCTTTCATTCTCAAGAATTGTGGATTCTCGTAAGTCTTAGATTCAATCAGATTAACTGCTGAACCTGACTGTGGAGTTTTCTCAATAACTCTTTCGATTGACTCATTAACGAATTTCTTACTGTTGTCAATATGTAATTCGTCTTTGATATTTTTATAAAGGGCTTTAGACTCTTTAAGGGATTCCGCTGAATCAAATCTTCTTAAAATGTTAATTTTCTCTTGTTTTGATGTTGAATGTTCAGTGAACAATCTTGTAGCGTAAGCAAGATTAGAATTGAATATCGCAACTTCATTAAGTTTATCTCTAAACATATTTAAAGCTTTTCTATACTCTTCATTTTTAGCTCTCAACATTTCAACTTCTTCCATGATTTCATGGTTTTCAAAAGTTAGATTTCTGTTAGGTGTAATAGCTTTTCTTAAACCACGTCCTTTTTTAGAACCAAATCCATAAGTACGAGCAGCTTCTTTAGCTTCTTCCTTAGTGAATTTCTCAGCACGTTGACTTGGCATTTCAAACACATCACCTTCTTTAAATTCAAATTTAGGTTTTCCTGTGTGAGCAGTTGGATTAACGGCTTTTTTCTTTTCGTTAAAACCACCTTTCGTCTTTTTGAAAGTAGATGCTGTTTTAGCATTACCTACTTTCGCAGCTCCCTTACCTAATTTTGCTTTAAATGATTCCATAACAGGGTCCATTTCTTCTTCCATGTAATCAATCTCTAAATCATCATCCATTCCGATTTCATAAACCATTTCTTCAGTTTCTTCTTCTTCAAGTGAATCCATTTCGATTTCATAAACCATTTCTTCAGTTTCTTCTTCTTCAGATTCATCAAATTCACCAAACTCTTCGTCTTCTGAACCGTCTTGAATAAGGTATTCATCTTCTTCATCTTTTAAATGAATAAAATCACCTTCTTTCTTGATTTCAAAAGAATCTGTTGGTTTCATTTCTTTGAATGCTTTAAGAACTGTCGACATCGGTTCGTCAGATAAATCTTGAACATCAAATTCATTTTCATCTTCATCACCCATGTCAGATAAATCCATCATATCGAATCCTTCCTCAGAATCTTCGTCTTCTTCTTCTTCCGATTCGTCTTCTTCAGACTCATCTTCTTCTTCTGATTCATCATCTGATTCAATCTCGTCTTCGATTTCAAATTCATCTTCTTCTTCAGCCTCATTTTTCATAGACTCTTTTACTAATTCGCTAATTTCTTCTTTCATTGTAGAATGAAGTATTTCTTTTGCGTTTTCATTGATAGCTTCTTCCAAATTTTGTATTTGGATTAATGCCTCTTCAACTAAGTTTTTTTCTGCCATTTGTGCGTTATTTTATTGATAAATATATCGATATTCTAAAAAAATAGTTTTTTAATATAATTGGCATAAAAAAAGGGACAAAATGTCCCCTTTTAAATTCTTTTTAAACTTTGTGATTACTCAAACACTTCGTCAATTTTACTTTCACTTACTGAAGTAATTCTCCAATCATAACTAAATGATTTGTAAGCTTCAGTAACTTTAGCTTCAACATCAGTAACAGAATAACCTCTTACAAGTTTTTCTTCTCTTACTTTTTTAATTTTTCCTGTGTTCTCATCTGGCAAATCGTATTGGATTTTAGCCACAAAGTATTTTTCGTCCATTTCCATAATTATTTATTTTCCTAAATAATCGGTAAGTCTTCCCATTAAATCAAGCGATTTGTTAACTGTTCTTGCTGCTTTCATATCATTTTCTTCTTTTAGGTTTTCCTCAAACGCAAATCTTCCATCAGGTTCAGTAAATAAATAAGCTCCTGGTGTTGATGGTGATGACACCAAGTCAAAACAAATTAATTCAAAATCATCCTGAACTTCATTTTCTTCACCTACCTTTTTTAAAGAACCTACCCCTCTTGATGATATACCTAATGTTACACCTAGTCTTAATAGGTTTGCTGCTTGGTCACCCTTTGTTGATACAATACCTCTTTCATGGAACCCTGGTGATGTTAAAAGTAATAGTTTACCTAATAGAACATTACCATCCCACCACATTTCTGTAATCATGTGTGATACTCTATCTAAATCTATCAATGAAGATTCAGGGTGGTTAAGTTCAGATAAAGAGGTTTTTTTACCGATATAATTCTTTATATAATTTTCGGACTCTCTTTTTAAAATTCTTTCGGGATATATTCTACCGTTTCTATTCGGTGTATTATATTTTTGTAAAACGGCATAAAATTCAAATGGTTTAGAATAATCTTTAAAATCCTTACTTTCTTGTAAGAATGTTTGATTATGTTTTTCTGTTGGAGAAACATAACCTGCGTCCATCTCAATTAAAATACCTTTTCCCGTCTCTTTTGGACCTAATATTTTGTAATTTTGCATTTTACCTTTTTATAGATAAATACTATACAAATTCTATTTTACTTTCTTTTTTGATTTTATCGTTTTTACTTAAATGAAAACTAAAATGATTAGATTTGTTAAAAATATCATATTCTAAACAACTAACAATTTTTTTAAGTGAATTTTTTATTTCAAGAGATTTAAAATCCATAGGTTTTTTAATAAAAAAAGTAATTTCAAGATTCATAAAAGACCTTTTCTTTAATGCAATTCCTGAAGTTCGTAAGTCTAAATCAACTATAAAATTGTCATAGAAAAATTCCTCATCAATATAATCCCCGATAGTATTTTTTATTTGTTTATTAAAATAAGACACAAGTCTTATCCAAGAGTCCTCAATAGATTTGGGTTCAACCCAAGATTGAATGTTTAAGTATATTGATTTAAAATTTTTAGAATCCACAGTCCCATAAGAACATTTTATTTTTTTATACCCTTTGATAGAGCAACTTTTTCCTTTTTTCATTTACAACCTTTTCATATCTTCGTTTATTTATACATTAATAATAACACACAAAAGCATAGTTGTCAAAAAAATGTTAATTATCACAGTTGATAAAGGAGATATTGAGAAATCCCTTAAAAAATTCAAATCAAAAGTTTTAAAAACTAAAATGATAAAAGAATTACAAGACAGGAAAGAGTATAAAAAAAAATCTGACACGAAACGTCAGATTTTAAATAATGCTATTTATAAAAATTCAAAAAATAGTGAATTATAAATTTTGAGTTAAATTCATTAATTTAATATATTATTTTTTAGAATGTTTAGTATTTGTAAGTCTTTCTTTTGTTTCTAATAAAACTTTAGTTAATTCTTCATCTGATTCTGAAATAAGAGTATCAATTTTTTTAATTGCTGTTTCTTTTAATTCTGTAAATTTTGTCTTTAAATTTTCATCACCAGCAGTTAAAATTTCTTTAACAGAATTTCTTTCAGATTCAGTTAAGTTTTCTAAATATTTTTCAGCAGTCTTATTAGCAACTTTTAACATTGAACTAATTGGGACATTTTGAGTTTTACTTTCTTTAATTATTGGTTTTTTACCTAAAGACTCAACAATTGATTTTTTAGCAATTGATTTCTTTTCAGGTTTTAATAAGTCGCCATAAAATAATTCATCAATTGTTTTGTATTTGTTTTCAAGAACAATATCTTTAGTCCAACTTTTAATAAAACTTACTGTATTCTCAGATAATTTAATTTGTTTAAATTCACTAGATAAATCATCAACCAAATAAGTTGCGGTTTCTTTATCTAATTCTTTATTTTCTTTTAAATTATCATATATCGACATTAATTTACAAAAATCACTATTTTTAAGTAATTTTCTTTCAAAAAGTCTCATATCAGTTTTAAGAGTTCCTTTAACAAAGGAATCAATTAATTTATTTTCTACTAATGTTTTTATTAATCCGAATCTCATGTTTATATTTTTTTATATAAATATCAACCTTTAAGTAGTTTATCTAATTGATTACCCATTTCCCCTAAAGATTCTTGAACACGATTTAAATCAATTAATTCATCTTCATTTAACATTCCTGTATTTTCTAAGATTATATTAAGTTCAGAATTACGAGTATACGACCCTTCAGGTACTGTTGGAGCTGCTTCAGGTGGTGCTGGAGCTGGTGAGGCCGGAGCTTCAGGTGGAGCACTTTCACCACCTCCAAAATCACCCATTCCTCCATCTGGTGGTGCCCCTCCTTCTGATGGAGCACCAGCAGGTTCACCTTCCTTTTTACCATACAACTTATCAAGATTATCGAATAATCCTGTATGAGTAATTACCTCAGCAGTTTTCTTAAGTTCTTCACCAACAGCTCTTTCAATACGTTGTTGTTGTAAATCAAGTTTAATTTCTTCATCTGAAAATCCAAGAATATGTTTCTTAGCCCATGACATAGAAACTGCTGCAATACCACTACCAGGGTCAGCAACCATATCTTTATATAGAAGAATTTTTTCTTTCCATACATCAATCTTCATCAAATCAGCTTGAGTTGATGGATTTGTTAAACTTAAATTAAAGTTTGATATCTCATCTTCAAAACCTAAAATGAATAGGTGTATGATTGCAATTTTATTTAATTCAGAAATCATATTTTTCTGAATTCTGTTAATAGTTCTTGCAAAACGAATATCTTGTAATGATAAATTCTTACCATCACCAACAGTTTCTTCAAAACCTAAAAATGCTTTAGGAACACGAAGAGCCGTTAATAATTTCTTTTGGATATACTCAATGTCGGCAATTTCAGATAAGTTTTGAGCTCCCGCCAATGTCTCAATAGGACTTGCTTGTGCGGTATCTCTAACTGGAACGAAATAATCTTGGTCAACTGCCATCTGATTAAATCTCATATCCACATTACCTGTCTTATGGTCAACCGTTTGACTTCTCTTAAACTTATTAGCAAATCTTTGGATATATGGTTCAACATCGGCATCGTCCATGTTTCCAACAAATACTTTAAATACACGTCTTTCAGGCGCTCTTGATGTTCTGTAGATTAACATAGCATCTTCAGATAACAATAATTGTTTCCAAATACGACGAGCCTTTTCTAACATAGAAGTTCCGTAAGGAAGTCTTCTATCATCACCAAGTAATCTAAAGTGAGCAATTTCCCAAGTATTAAACTCTAAATCCTTTTGTTTCCATTTGAACTTCAAATGTTTCTTTTCAGGATTGGTTGTTGAATCTGTTGAGTGTGCTCCCATACCCGCTTCCAATCGTTCAATCTCAATGATTGGTAATTGCATACATCCTATAATACCTTTTTCAGGGTCTAATTTAAGATATACAAAATTATCACCATACTTACATGTGTTTCTTATCCACATAGGTAAGTTGGTATTGATGTCTAAAGCGTTATTAAACAAATCTCCAAGAATTGATTTAATTCTCGATGATTCAGAATAAATTTGTAACATAAAACCATTTTGGTCAATGGTTGTAGATTCTTCGGCATATATGTCAAGAGCTGCACCAATTTCA